GTTTACAAAACTTGCAAATGAGATTATAATTATTTTCATAAGCGAGAATCATAACAACTCTTGCTTATAAAAAAACATTTTACAAAACTAAAGCGAGGGTATATAATTAGAAAGTTATGGTTCTCACCCCTCGTAGAAATGCGGGGGGATTTTCTTTGTCTGAAAAAACTTATATAAAAATGCAATTTGAACCAGAAATTGCAAAAATAGTTGGTACTGATGCAGCTATTATATATTCTAATATAGAATTTTGGGTAGAAAAAAACAAGGCTAACAATAAAAATGAACATGACGGGTGCTATTGGACATACAATTCAATATCAGCATTTAATAAACTTTTCTATTACTTAACAGAGAAGAAAATTAGAACATGTATCAAAAAACTTGAAGAAAATGGTTTTATAAAAATTGGTAATTATAATAAGAGTAATTATGATAGAACCAAATGGTACACAACCAATTGCCAAAAAGGTAAACTCGATTTGACCAAACGGTCAAATGGATTTGACCAAACGGTCACAGCAATACCAAATAATAAAACAAATAATAAACCAAATAATAAACCAAATAAATTAAAATTAATTGGTGAAGCACCAGATGAAGTTAAGAGATTGTATTATTTGTATTTGAAGCAAAACAAAATACCAATTGCAAACAATAATGTATTACGTAGTAAAATTAAAGAGATGAAAGAGTTATACGGTGAGAAGTGGTGTATAGACTATCTTAATTTTATGCTAAAACAGTATCAATATATTGAATCTAAATATAAACCTGTTATTAATAATGCTTTAGACTTATATACAAAATCGAAAGCTATACAAAGCTTAATGGTGAAAATGACAAAAGAAGAGGAGATATATTAAATGAGTTGGGTTATTAAATATCACGATGGCACTGAAACAGCAATTAGGCAACAAGATGAAGATAGAATTAAGCAATTAGCTAGTAGATTAGAACTTGTGCCTGTAACATTGCTTGACGGTAACATAATATATATAAAGCCAAGTAGTGTTGCAAAAATGGAAAAAAAACACGACTTTAATAAAAATGTAATAGACATTGATAAAAGAATACATAAACCAGATTATAGAGGTGAACAATCTGATGCTAAAGAAAAGGTTAGAGAAATGCTTAAAGAAAAAGGTATACTATGAAAACAATAGACTTGATAATATACGGGCAGTGTTATTCTAAAAGTAATAGTAGAATATTCAGTTATAAGAATGGTAAACCACTATTGTTCAAGAATCGCAAGGTTCTAGCCTATGTAGAAGATGCCAAGGCACAATTAATATCCCAGCTAAAGAATCACACAACGTTCACTGGCAATGTTTGTTTAGAAGTTAAAATGTATTACAAAACAAAATTATCAGATTTAGATGTGTCTTTAGTACAAGATATTTTACAAAGAGATGTAGATAAGCAGTACGGAATTGTCACTTTTAAGGGTTTATACTTAAACGACCGGCAGATATTTGAACTGCATTTATATAAATATCATGATAAAGAAAATCCTAGAGTTGAAATAAAAGCTTATGAAATATAAAAGTCATACTGTGGATAGAAAGGGCACTATTTAAAAAAGAGTGACTCCACAGCATGACTTCATCATTAATTATATCACGAAGACTATTAAATGTACATAACAAAAAAGTTGTTTACTTTTAAGTAATTATGGTGTATAATTAAAATGTAACCTAAGAAAGGGGCACACAAAATGGAAGAAAACTTTATAAAAGGCGATAGACTTTTTGAGCAAGCTATCAAAATATATGCAAAAGAGTATGATATACCTTTTGAATTATTTTATAAACAAGCTAATAAGGCAATGGAAGATATTGTAACTTGTTATTGCCCAGAAGAGGATGAATAAAAATGTCTAATATTAACAAAGATATTCAAAAACTTGAGTTAGAACTTAACCAAGTAACTCGCACACGGTCAATACTTAATCAGAACCAAATTCAAAAACTATGGAATAGTACAAGCAAAAAATATAAGTATAATAGACCTGCAAAAGGTGGTGGAAATTGGACTTATGTTAAGGGCAGTTATGTACGTAAAGTATTAGATAGTGTATTTGGTTTTAACTGGGACTTTGATGTAGAGACCACTGTTGAAGAAGCATTTAATGTAGCCAGCAAAACAGGTGTTATAACAGTTAAGGGTATTTTAACTTGTAGAGTAAATGATGAAGATGGAAATGTTATACCAATAAGAAAAGTACAATTTGGTAGAGCAGAAGTTAAATGGCTAATGACTGGCAAGTACCCAGACAGAAAAAAGAAAATAGATGATTTTACTGGTATGCCTATACCGCTAGATTTTGGTAATGACTTAAAAGCAGCAGCCACAGACGCTTTTAAAAAGTGTGCAAGCCTATTAGGAGTGGCAAGTGATGTGTACGAAGCGGACGAGTTTATGGATATTACAATAGTAGACTCTTATGAAGACAAAGAGAAGGGTGTTAAGCGTATATTAGAAAAGAATAAAGAAGTATTAACTAATGACTCAGAGGTTGTAAAATAATATGAATGATGTAATTGATATAGAATTAAAAGTTGATATAAAAAAGTTACGAGAGACCATTGAGAGTGCCTTAGATTTGAATGATAACCAACAACTATTTGAACAATTAATAGAGTTCGAGCGTGTTAAAAAACAAGTTGCTGATATTATGGATTCTATAAAATCTATAGAAGCTGATGCAAAAGGTTTAATAGCAAGCAAGGCGAATGCTTTATACACCGATAAATGGGAAGCCGTGTCTGGAAAAAATTACAAAATAACTAAAAGCCCTACAAACAATGTTTTTAATATAACAGACGCTGTAGAAGCTGAATTTGTTGTTGTTAAAAAGACTGCTAACACAAAAATAATCAATCAGTATATAAAAGATAATGGTAAATTGCCAAAGGGTGTTGATTATAATATGGAACGTGGGACATCAATAAGAATTAACATAAAAGAATAATGTACAAGTCATATATAAAAGTATATAATAATAATATGAAATCAACCGCTAAGATTTTAACTTTTTTAATAGGCAGCTTTTACTTAGCGGTTGGGCTGCCTTTTATAGGAGTTAAATATGCCAATGCCTAAAGGCTTTAAACATAGTGAAGAAACAAAACAAAAAATAAGTGAATCTGTATATGTTGCATTTAAAAATAACAATACAAGAGCCAAACTATCAGAAATGAAAAAAGGCGAAAAACACTGGAATTATGGGAAAACAACAAGCGATGATGTAAGATTAAAAATTAGTAATTCTCATAAAGGCAAAATAATATCAGTAAAAACGAAAATAAAAATTAGTAAAACAACTAAAGGCCGTCAAAAACCATTTGGTTTTGGAGCGAAAATATCAGAATCAAGAGGTGGACATAATAATTTTTATGGAACAAAGCATTATAGATTGGTGCATAATTTTGTTTATAAGAATATGGGTAAAGCATACAAATGCCAAAAAGCTGATGAAACATGTTTAGGGAGATTTGAGTGGGCAAATTTAAGCCAAGAATATAAATTTGATTTAAGTGATTGGGCACAACTGTGCACAAGCCACCATGTGAGATATGATAATAACTTCAAGAAAGAAAAATCATGCGTACAGTAAAATTGTCATTTTCAATATTAAATGCTTGGAGTAAAGGGCAATACGAAGACGCAATATCTCTCTATTTAGGGAAACCATTACCAGAAAATCCATATCTCACACTCGGTAAAATGTTTCACGAAAAATGGGAAAAATATATCCTAGAAACTAGTAAAATGCCCAAAGAACTTGGTGGGCAGGATATTGTTGACCCATTGGTTGAAGTTAAATACCAAAAAATAATATCGATGGGTGATGAATACCAGATATTATTAAGAGGTGTTATAGACTTGGAGTGTGTTGAGAATAATGAGTTAATATTGCAAGACCATAAATGTGGTGTTGGAAAGGCAAGCTCTTATGTTGACTCAATGCAGTTAGACTATTATAAATTGTTAAGGCCGAAAGCAACTATTGGTAGGTATGCAACACATAATCCATACAAATGTGAAGCATTATGCCAAGCTAAAAAATTAAAAGAACATATTTGTTACGGGTATGGTATAAAGTTTTTGACTGAAGAC